TAAGACCAGGTTGGGGTACTTTAGATTGGGGTGAAAATGGTTGGGGTAGTGTAGAAGAAGGTATAGAAGTTTTAACAGGACAACAAGCAACTTCAGCCGTAGGTTCTATTACTCCTGCAGACGTAGTTGGATTAACCGGTCAAGCAGCAACAACTTCTGTTGGAGGATTTACATTTATTTTATCTCCTACAATTACACCAACAGGTCAAGTAGCAACAGTTTCTGAAGGTCAGTTAAGTTTAAATAACGGTGCAGATCATACCCAAGGATTAGCAACTTTAGTTGCAACATCAGCCGTAGGTTCTATTACTCCTGCTGAAGTAATGGGTTTAACAGGACAACAAGCAACTTCACAAGTAGGAAATTTAATAGAGGAAACTGCAACATTTGTAACTCTTCCTACAGTAACCGCTATGAGCGCAGCAGTAGGATCCTTGGTCCCTGAAATAGGGGTTCCATTAACAGGTTTATCGACTACATCTGCTGTTGGTTCAATAACACTTACACCAATGACAGTTGGTTTAGAAGGACAGCAAGCTACATCTAGTGTCGGAGAAGTTATTGTACTAGGTTATCTAGACGTTAATATTGTAGGAAATACTAATTATTCAGATGTTGACGTTGTAGGTGAAACATCGTATACAGATGTAACACACGTAGCTTAGGAGAACAAAATTATGGCATCAACTTTTACAAATCTTGGCGTAGAGCTAATGGCAACCGGCGAAAATGCTGGTACTTGGGGAACAAAAACTAACGCTAACTTAAACCTTGCAGAACAATTACTGGGTGGATTTAAAATCCAAACTTTAAATACAGCGGGTTCTGGAGCTAACACTACAGCATTAACTGTAGCTGATGGTGCTTTAACAGGTGCTGCTCAAAACAGAGTTATTATTCTTGGTGCAGTTTCACCAGAAGCAATTACAGGAAACAAAATTGTAACATTCCCTCTTCTTACAGAAACCTTTTACATTATTAAGAACAGCACATCAGGTGCATACACAGTACAATTAAAAGCAGTATCGGGTTCAGGTGCTACAGTTACTTTTTCAGCAACTGACAAAGGATATAAAGTTGTATACCTTGATGGTGTTGCAACTAACACAGGTGTTATTGAAGTTCCTCTAGGATCGGATGGTGATGTAACTCTTACTGGAACACAGACTTTAACAAACAAAACTTTAACTAGTCCTAAAATTGGTACAAATATTTTAGATACTAATGGCAACGAATTAGTGGTTTTAACAGCTACAAGTTCAGCGGTTAATGAAGTCACATTAGCTAATGCAGCTACAGGTGGAGCACCCACAATTACAGCATCTGGTGAAACCAATGTAGGAATAACTCTTGCAGCTAAGGGTACAGGTGTGATACAAGTACAAACAAGTATGAACCCAACTATTAGTAGCACTGGTAAATCAATGATACTAGGATTTTAATTTAGGAGATAAGAAATATGGCAAGTGAAGTAATGAAGGTAAAATTAGTAAAAGAAATTTCAAACAGTGAAATAGATGCATTAACTGTAGCAAGTGGACACACTTATACAATTCTTAATTTTTCATTGTGTGAAACTGCAGGAGCAGCTGAAACTTTTGATTTATATATCAGAGATGATGCAGGTGCTAATGATTATGAAATTTATTCAGATCAAGCTTTAGGAGCAAACGCAACGTTTGAACACACAACAAGATTAGTTCTAGAAGCAGCAGATGTCCTTTCAGTTAAACTAGCAAGTGCTGGTAATGCAGACATGGTTATTAGTTATCTAGATCAAACATTATAGGATTATTATGAGCGGACCAGTCGCCAATAATATATTTAGGTCGTCTGGAGTTATAGCCGCCGCAGCTGGAGGTCTTAGTTGGCAACCCGTTGTCACAGCTTCAACTCTATCAGCGAGCGCAGGAAATGGTTATTGGATTAACACTACATCTAATGCGTGCACAATTACACTTCCAGGTTCAGCAGAAGCTGGAGATCAAATTATATTTGTAGATTACGCTAGAACATGGGGAACTAATGCAATTGTAATAGATTCAAATGGTTTAAATTTTCAAGGCGAAGATGATACTTATACTGTTGACTATGATACTTCAGGTCAAGCAGTCAACTTAGTTTATTCAGGTGCCACGATCGGTTGGACACCTTCCTCTGATATTGTAAATGCTTTAGAACCAGTTGCACCACCAACTCAAAAAGGGATTTTTGCTTATGGTAATAATGGTAGTGATGTTAATACAAGAAATTTAGTTAATAGTAGTGGAGTAGTTGCTGCAGATGCTACAGGTGCTGGAGCTGCTAGAAATGGAACTGCTGGTGCACCCTATGGCGGTGATAAAGGTCTTTATGCTTTTGGAGATGCTGGTGGAAGCAGAACAGGAGCAAGTAATTTAGTTACTGCAGCTGGAGTTGTTTCAACTGATGTATCTGCTGTAGGTACTCCAAAAACTGCGTTGGCCGCAGGTGGTTATGGCGGCGACAAAGCAATCTTTGCTTTTGGATCTACTTCTAGTGGTTATACAAACACTAAAAATTTAGTTAATAATTCTGGTGTAGTTGCAAGTGATGCTACAGGAGGAGGTACTGCTAGAGTTAATTTAGCTGGAGCTAAATTTGGTGATGGTCAAGTTATTTTTGCATTTGGTTATTTATCTGGTGCGCCTGATACAAATATATCAAATAAAGTTTCAAATACAGGGGTTATAGCTTCCGATACTGGCGGTGTTGGTACAGCTAGACGACAACTTTCGGCAGCTTCATATGGTACTGACACAGCAATATTCCTTATGGGAAGTGGTCCAACCGATAAAACTAATTTAGTGTCAAATACAGGAGTAGTTGCATCAGATGTTAGTGGTGTTGGAACTGCAAGATATGGACCTGGAGCTTTAAATTATGGTGGTGACAAAGCAATTATGGCTTATGGTAGTGATGGTAGTAGTTACCTTAATACAATAAATTTAATTAATAATAGTGGAGTATTAGCATCAAATTCATCAGGTACTGGAACAGCTAGATATTTAGTTCCAGGAATTGGTATTTCAACAACTGCATAGTATGATACAAGATTATAGGAAAAAATTATGAGTGGAACAGTAACAAGTAACGTATTTAAAGCTTCGGGAGTTATAGCAGCTACACCTGGTGGACTTGATTGGTCAAGTGCAGTTATCACAGGTTCAACGCTATCGGCTGAAACAGGCAAAGGATATTTTATAAATACAACAAGTAATATTTGTACGGTAACTTTACCAGCTTCTCCTGAAATTGGGGATCAAATAGTTTTTGCTGACTATGCAAGAACTTGGGCAACCAATAATGTAATTATAGATTCTAATGGAAATAATTTTCAAGGAGAACCAGATACATATATTGTAGATTATTCTACTGCAGGTCAATCGCTTAACATAGTTTATTCAGACGCAACAAAAGGTTGGCTACCAGTTTCAGACGATGCTGTGGCTTTTGATCATGGACCACCACCAACTCAAAGAGCAATTTTTGCTTTTGGTAACTCTGGATCTGGTGTTACTGCAATATCTAATTTAGTAAATAGTTCTGGTGTTGTAGGAAATGATGTTTCAGGAGTTGGTACTGCTAGAAAAGATTTAACAGCTTGTGGATATGGGGGTGATAAAGCAATTTTTGGTTATGGTAGAACTTATAACATGACTAATAAAGTTTCTAATAGTGGAGTAGTTGCAAGTGATACTACAGGTGTAGGAACTGCAAGATGGGGTTTAGCAGCTACAGAATATGGTGTTGGTTTAGGTATTTTTGCGTATGGTGATGATGATTCAAATGTTTCTAGAGTATCTAATCTAATAAATAGCTCAGGTGTAGTTGCAAGTGATACATCTGGTGTTGGAACTGTTAGAAAAGCAACAGCAGCAGCTTCGTATGGCGGGGATAAAGGTATTTATGCTTTTGGAGAAGATGGAGATGGTGCTAAAATTAATCTATCAAATCTAGTTACAAATGTAGGTGTAATAGGCTCAGATGTAACTGGTGTTGGTACTGCAAGAGAAAGTTTAGCAGCAGCATCTTATGGTGGTGACAAAGCAATCTTTGGATATGGTTCAACTGGTGGTGGATCAGGTAAGGTTTCAACGACTAATTTAGTTTCAAATTCTGGAGTAGTTGCAAGTGATACTACTGGTGTTGGTCAAGTAAGAGGTACTTTAGCAGGGGCTAATTATGGTGGAGATAAAGCAATATTTGGGTACGGTGATAATTCTGGTACTAAATATTCAATAACAAATTTAGTAAATAATAATGGAGTAGTTTCAGCTAATGTTACAGGAGTAGGTACTGAAAGACAAGGTTTAGCCGCAGCTGGATATTCAACAAGTGCATAGGATAAAATTATGAGTGGAATAGTACAAAACAATATATTAAGAACTTCAGGATCAATAGCCGTTGCGGCTGCTGGTCTTAATTGGAGTTCTACAATTCTTACAGCATTAACAACTTTTACAGTAACTGTAGGTAACCCCGGTGCTGGTAACAGGTATTATATTGATACAGTTCTGCAAGCTACTGTAAATCTTTTAGAAGGTTTTACATATAAATTTGATCAATCAGATAGTTCTAATAGTGGTCACCCATTAAGATTTTCTACAACAAGTGGTGGTTCACATAGTGGTGGTTCTGAATATACTACTGGCGTTACTACAAATGGGACACCTGGAAGTTCTGGAGCATATACTCAAATAGTAGTAGCTTCTGGTGCACCTGTTCTTTATTATTATTGTACTGCTCATTCAGGAATGGGTGGAACAGCAAATACAACTGCTGAAACTGTTGAAGCTGGTAATGGTTATTGGATTGACACAACTTCAACTACTTGCACAATCACTTTACCAAGTGCAGCAGAAAAAGGCGATCAAATTGTTCTTATAGATTATGCTAGAACTTGGGGAACTAACGCAATTACAATAGATTCAAATGGTTTAAACTATCAAGGTAATGATGATACTTACGTAGTTGAATACACAACATCAGGACAATCGGTAAATATTGTATACTCTGATGCAACAAAGGGTTGGGTTCCATTAGAGGATGATGTTACAGCAGATGCAACTTCTCCACCACCCACACAAAGAGCAATATTTGGATATGGTACCACAGGTTCAGTGTCAAGTTTAACTAATTTAGTTAATAGTTCTGGTGTTGTAGGAAATGATGTTACTGGAGTTGGAACAGCTAGAGTTGGTCCAGCTGCAGCTTCATATGGTGGCGATAAGGCAATTTTTGGTTATGGTGATCCTGATGCTAGTAGTACTGGTAAAACAAATATATCTAATAAAGTTTCAAATTCTGGTGTTGTAGCTAGTGATACAACTGGGGTTGGTACTGCTAGAAAAGAATTAAGTGCAACTGGCTATGGGGTTGGTCTAGCTTTATTTTATGGTGGAGCTCCCGGTTCTGCAGCAATAGTTGGAATGACTAATTTAGTTAATAGTTCTGGTGTTGTAGCAACCGATACAACTAAGGTTGGTACTGCTAGAAAAGGAACGGCATCAGTAAGATATGGTGTCGGTACTGCTATTGCTGGTTTTGGTAATTCTGATGCTAGTGGTAACGAACGTATAAATAATTTAATTTCTGATACTGGAGTTATGGCATCTGATACGACTGGTGTTGGAACTAAAAGAGAATATTTAGCAGCCACTTCTTATGGATCAGGTTTAGCAATATTTGGTTATGGTGATTCAGGAAGTAACACAAATGTAAGTAATAAAGTTAATAGTTCTGGAGTAGTTGCATCTGACACTACTGGTGTTGGTACAGCAAGATATGGTCCAGCTGCAGCAAATTATGGTGGTGATAAAGGTATTTTTGGTTATGGTAATGCCTCTGGACATGTTTCAATGACAAATTTAGTATCAAATTCTGGGGTAATCTCATCAGATGTAACTGGTGTTGGTACTGCTAGAAGTCAACCAGCAGCAGCGGGGTATTCATATAGTGCATAAAATTAATAACAACAATAAAGGAGAAATATAACATGGCGTCAAAGTTTAATAGTGAGTTTAATTACAGGTATCAAGTAATAGGAGATACACCTTGGGAAAAGATTAAAACTTTACAAGGATTTTTAGAAGGTAGAATTAGAGCAGCAGCTCTTGAAGAAGTTGGAGATTTAAAAAACCAAGCTAAAGTTTCTAAATTAAAACATCTACAAAATGGAGGTAATGGTTTAGAGCATGAGATACTAGAACTTAAAGCTGAGATACTAGAAGCTCAAAGCCATGAAGCAACGGCTAAAGAAGCGTTTGAATTAAATACTAAAGAGATTGTAATACTTAAAAAACTACTAGAAGAGTTATATGTTATTGCAGAACCTACAAGAATACCTGGTTATTCTGATGAAGAGATGTGGGAAGCTAATCAAGCTAATGAGTTTACAGTTAATATAGGTAGAGAAATACAGGCTGAAATGATAGCAAATGGTAGACCTTCTCCAGCTAAATTAAAAAATGCTATGAGTAATCCCTATACATGGAACGCATTAAAGGATATAGGTTTAGTTCCAAAAGAAACAAAAATTTTAGTTGGAAATATTAATCCACATGATAAGATAAAACTTATAGGAGTAGAAGATGAAGTTATATAAAATAGAAGCAAGTGGTTATCAAGCGTTCTTTGGAACTATAGAAAACCCAGTTGCAAGAGATGTTACAATTATAGCACAAACACCAAGTTGTGATGCTTTTTTGTTATTGTCTAAAGATGCACAGGATGGTTTAGAATTACTAAGTACAGTACCTTCTGGATTTGATTTTACTTATTGTCAAGAATGGGGTCTAACAATTAATGACGCTGTTGTTGCTAGAGTAGTATTAGATTTAAGAAGAAAAGCTTATGGTACTTGGGAATCTCAACTAGAAAAAATCAATGACGATGGAATTGATAGTTGGAAAGTAGACCAAGCAGCAGTTAAAACAAAATTTCCTAAGTAGTTCTTTAAGATTTGCGGGTTGAATTTACCTGTAATCTAATATAAACCATAAAAAACAGGTTTTTATATGCTACAAAAATTAGGATTTGCACCAGGATTTAACAAACAAGTTACAGAAACAGGGGCCGAAGGTCAATGGTTTGATGGTGACTTTGTCCGTTTTAGATATGGCAGCCCGGAAAAAATAGGTGGTTGGTCTCAATTAGGTGATGATAAACTAACCGGTGTTGCAAGAGCAATACATCATTGGGACGATAATGCTGGTGTTAAATATGCAGCAATTGGTACTAGTAGTATTCTATATGTTTTCTCAGGTGGTGTGTATTATGATATACATCCAATCAGAGCTACCTTAACAGGTGCTAATTTTACAAGTACAGCAAATTCAACAACAGTCACAATAACTTGTACCGGCAATCACGGTTTGTTTCAAAATGATATTGTGATGTTTGATACAGTTTCAGGATTAAGTGGTTCAACATTTACAAACGCTACGTTTGAAGATCAAAAATTTATGGTTACCTCTGCACCTAGTGGTACAACATTTACTATTACAATGGCGGCCCAGGAAACAGGGACTCCTGTAACAAATGCAGGATCAACTTCTATTTTATGTTATTATTCTGTGGGTCCAGCTCAACAATTAGGTGGTTTCGGTTGGGGTACAGGTTTATTTGGTGGTACGGTTTTAGGACCAGCGACTACAACACTGGCTACAGCTTTAACTAACACAACAGGTGTAGTTGTTGTACTAACAGATTCATCAGCGTTTCCTTCTTCAGGCACAATACAAATTGATAATGAGTTTATTTCTTATACAAACAACAATACTACATCAAACACTTTAAGTGGCGGGGCAAGAGGGGTTAATGGCACAACAGCAGCCACTCACTCTGCAGGGGCTGCAATTACAAACATAACTTCCTACGCAGGTTGGGGTAGTGCATCTTCTACTGACTTTACTATTGATCCTGGTTTATGGGTTCTTGATAACTATGGTACAAAACTTATTGCACTTATTTATAATGATAAATGTTTTGAATGGGATGCAGCAGCTACAAATGCTATATCTACAAGAGCAACCGTATTACCTAATGCGCCAACAGCGTCACGTCATGTATTAGTTTCAACTCCTGATAGACACTTAGTATTCTTTGGAACAGAAACAACTGTTGGAACACCTAGTACACAAGATGATATGTTTATAAGATTCTCGGACCAGGAAAGTATTGATGAAACAGATTCATACACCGTACGAGCTGAAAATACTGCAGGTACACAAAGACTTGCTGATGGTTCTAAAATTATGGGAGCTATTAAAGGTAGAGATGCAATTTATGTGTGGACCGATACTGCATTGTTCTTGATGAAATTCGTAGGACAACCTTTTACTTTCTCCTTTGAACAGGTGGGGACTAACTGTGGATTGTTTGGTAAGAATGCATGTATGGAAGTAGATGGTTCTGCTTACTGGATGTCAGAAAATGGCTTCTTTACTTATGATGGTCAGCTACAATCTATGCCATGTCTAGTAGAAGATTATGTTTATGATAGTATTAATGATACTTCGAGAGATTTAATTAACTGTGGACTAAACAATTTGTTTGGAGAGATAAATTGGTTCTATCCTAGTGAAAGTTCTGATGAAGTAGATAGAGTAGTGACTTATAATTATTTAGATTCATCAGCTAAGCAACCTATATGGACAACAGGTAGTCTAGCTAGAACCGCTTGGCAAGATTCTGCTGTATTTAATAGACCCCATGCTACTTATTATGGATCAAACGATAATGCTTCTTTTGATGTTACTGGTAATACACAAGGTAGTACGATATACTATAACCAGGAAACAGGGACCGATGAAGTAAATGCAGGTAATATTTCTGTAGCAATACCAGCGTTTATAGAATCAGGAGACTTTGACATTACACAAAAAAGAAGTAACACAGGTCAAGCTGTAGGTACACCAGATCTTAGAGGAGACGGAGAATACATTATGAGAATAAGTAGATTTATACCTGATTTTATTACACAGACTGGTGACACTAAAGTTAGTTTTACAACAAGAGCTTATCCTAACAGCACACCAGCTGTTAAAGAATTTACAATTAACTCATCTAAAACTTTTCAGAGTACAAGAATAAGAGCGAGGTCTATTGCATTAAAAATTTCTAACACAGCAACCAATCAAGATTGGAAACTAGGTACATTTAGATTAGACATTGCACCAGGAGGAATGAGATAATGGTAGCGTTTTATAATGCCAAAGACCAAGCTATCTATGATCGTGGAGATAAATTTATGTCTCAAACAGAATTTTTACAAGATGATTATGTTCCTACAGAAGGTATAAGTTATGAAGGAGATGGTTCTCCTGTATCGTACGCTAATTCTATGGGTGGAATTATGACTCAAGCACCTATTCCTGGACCTTTAAAATATATACCGGAAGGTGATGGTGGTGGCGGTAAGCCTCCTGGACCTGGACCTGATCTAGGTGAAATTACTGCAGATGATTATGGTTATGGTCCAGTAGAAGATATGGGTATGACAGAAGAAGAACAAGCAGGTGTGGACAGCATTAATAATGCAAAAATGAGTAAGACGGATATGGCTAAAGCAGGTGCACAGTTTGCTTTTTTGGGACCGCTTGCAGGTATATTTTCAGCTTACCGATCACAAAAAAAAGCAAGAGAAGAAGCAGTAGCCGCAGCAAAAAATGCACAGCAACAAAGAAATGCAGAAATCGGTGCTGATAAAGGTACAGGTCCAGATGGTAGTGGTAGCAGAAGAGGTGATGCAGATATAAGTGATAGCGCTAGAGGCGGTTTTGCGACTGATGACACAGCA